ATGATTTAATAGAGTGTAAACCAGTTATTTATGAAGAAGAGGCTTTAAATTTTTCAAGTACAGGCGAGGCAAACCCTTACCAAAAGTCAAGATTTGATTTATTTGATACTATAACACGTTACAGATACGCAGGAAGGGATAATGGACAAAGGGATTTCTGTAATAAAATGGTAAGAGCAAAGAAAATTTATCGTATTGAAGATATTGAAGCGATGAAAGATAAACCTGTTAACGCTGGTTTTGGTCCAGAGGGCGCAAGTACTTACGATATTTTCAAATATAAAGGCGGTGTTAATTGTTATCATTATTGGGAAAAGTTAACATATAAGAGAAAAAACGATAAAGTAAAAGTTGATGTTAAATCGCCTATTGCAATCGATGAAAGTAAACAACAACCTGCAAAAGGTTTAGCAGGAGTAGAACCGATAAATATGCCAAATGGTGGCAGATTAAATAAATAATTATGGAAATATTATTTGTAAGTCCAGAAACTTTAACGAGTGAAACAATTTTAGGTGGTAATGTAGATATTGATAAATATTTACCTTGTATTCTGTCAGCTCAAATAAGCACAATAGAGCCACTTTTAGGTACTTTGTTATACGATAAGATTGCAGAAGATTTTGAAGCCGATACATTAAGCGGTTTATACTTAACTTTATTTACAGACTACGTAAAACCAATTACAAAAAATATAGCTATTGCGGAATATATTGAGATTTCACAATATATGCTTACTAATGGTGGTTTATATAAGCATACAGCAGAAAACAGCGAAGTAGTAAGCAAAGAAGAAGTTTTGGCTTTAGCTGGAAAATATAGAAGTATTGCACAAATGTACATACAGCGTTTTGATAAATGGATTTGTAGAAATACGATAACAGAATATAAATGTTGGCAAGATGAAGTAAATGCAAGTAAAAATGTTAATACTTCTTTAGGTTGGTATTTCGGAACGGCAAACAATAAACACAAAGGATATGATTGTAACTGGTTGGAATAGAAATTGTAAAGATTCTTTAGGTGGTGTTTATGAAGTTTTTATTTTTCCTTATGTTAAATATTCACGCTCACAAATAGTCGCTAATGGTAATCTTTTGACTTCTTTTCCTGAAACTACAATTTACCCTTTTTATAGTTTAGTAAGTCCGACTCCATCGCAACAAATGGAACAAGATGCAGGCGGTAAATTCTACAATCAAAGTATCAGTTTAGAATTTGATTCTTACGATGAAGTAGAAAAACTTTTAAATAAAGATTATCGAATTATATTTAAAGATAGATTAGGTAATTATAGAATATTTGGTTTATTTAATGGTTTAGAAAGTGGTACTTTAAATTATACAAGCGGTGGAGGTAAGACAGATTTAAACGGTTATAAGATTTCGTTTGACGGAAAAGAAGAGAGAGAAGCTTATTTTATAAATGATTTAGAAGATGCTGGTTTTATAATTGCAGGAACAGATACAAACGAATATTTATTACAAGAAAACGGAGATTTCATTTTACAAGAAGATGTCTTTAAAATTATACTATAATGGCAAATAAAAAAATATCAGAATTAAACGACGCAACTTTACCTTTAGCAGGTACGGAAATCGTACCTATTGTACAGGGTGGAGAAACTAAAAAAGTGCCAGTTAGTGAGTTTGGTGGTAACCAAAATTTACAACAAGTTACTGATTTAGGCAATACGACCACTAATATTATTGAAGTTTTAGGTTTAACCACCGCTGAAGTAAAACTAACAGAGGGTTTAAATTATGTCGATTTAAAAGCTAATAATTTAACAACCGATAGGGAGTTATTCGCACCTGATGAAAATGGTACAATAGCTTTATCTGAAAACACCTTATCAAACGATATAGCAGACTACACAACCGCTACACTACCATTAAGCGACACAGATAAACTTTTAGTTAATCAAGGTGGTACATTTAAAGAAGTGGCTGTAAATACACAATCTTATTTCACTTTTTCAACAAATACAACTTTAAGTAATTCACATCATAACGCTGTAATTTGGGTTACTGCAACTTGTAACATTACAATCCCATCGGGTTTACGTTCAGATTTTAATTGTACTTTTAGAACTTTAACTGGTGCTATTGCTACATTTTTGACAAGTGGGACAACTATAAACGCTGAAAGTGATGGCGACGTACAATCCGCTAAAACTATGAGTTTTTTGGCACAATACACAACTAATAACTATATAATTTCAGGGGGGGGACTTTCGTAATGGTAGCTAAAAATTACATATTCGGGCGTAAATATGGTAGTGCTTTACTAACTAATTTAGTAGCGTATTACAATTTAGATGCAAATGCAAACGACGTTGTAAACTCTCACAATGGTACTTCTACAAATATAAGTTATTCAAACGCTGGTAAAAATGGAAATTGTGCGACATTTAATGGTACAAGTTCTATGATAGTTACACCGCAAACTACTGATTTTGATTTCAGTACAATTAGTAGCGACTTGCCTTTTAGTTTTTCATTTTGGAGTTATTCCGCATCAAATAGTGGGACTCAATATGTTATTAATAAAAGAGCTGCTTCTGGAGTAACCGACCAATGGGCGATAGCTAAAGTAGGAGTTAATTTATATTTAAATTTATTTACAACAACTTCAATATATATAGGTAAGTATATAAATGCTACACCTACTTTAAATGTTTGGGAACACTATGTAGTTACTTATAATGGCAATGGTGCAAATTCAGGAATAACGTGGTATAAAAATGGAGTTTCAACTGCTACTACAAATTCAAGTGCAGGAACATATACAAAGATGCCAATAACCTCTCAAACTGCTACTATTGGGCGTGCAAATTGGACTGCAACAGGCTATCTAAATGGAAGGCTTGACGAAATGGCAATTTGGAAAAACAGAGAATTAAACGCTACGGAAGTAGCTGAATTATATAACGCAGGAACAGGTAAATTTTATCCTTTTTAAATTATGGCAAAAATTAGAAGCACAACAGAATTAATCTACGATAGTAGAAATGGTAATCAAGGAATTATACAATTAGAAATTAATGGTTGGATTTTCGAACCTGAAAATAGTCGTTATGTAGCTAAAGTAAATGATTATGTAATTTCACAAGATGAAGAACAAAACGAAATTAAGACTTTCATAAATAGCAAACAAGTAACTTATCAAAGTGCTGATATTGATGGCTTGTTTTATTTGCTTCAAAACCCTATCGAGTTAACAGAAAGTTATACTAATGAAATGGATTTACTTATTTCTATGGCGTTGCTTTATGTAACACAACAAGCACCAATTTACGGAAGTTCAGCAAATCAATGGCAGATATTTTAAAGTATGTTTTGGAGTAAAAATAACACGTTTTATAAAACACGTACCGAGTTAAACGATTTATATTCTAATATGAATATTTTGCTTTTCTTAAAAGGTAGAAACGACAAAGATATAAAAGACTATCAAAACGCTTTTAAATACTTTCAAAGATTTCCGCATAAATTCGATGGCGCAACTATTGTAAAAGATTTAAACGATTTACCAAATTTAGATTTAGACGCAATGCTTCACGATTACGAATATTTAAAAGGTGCAAATAAATCATTTTGTAAAAAGTGGTATTGCGATATTCGATATATTAAGAATATGGAAAAAAACGGAAAAGGAATAAGGGTTGTAAGATTTATTTTATTAACTTTGATTGGATTAGTATTTGTACCTTATTGTAAAATTTTAAAATAGTTAGTTATGGCATCAGTTCCAAAGTGCGGTTTATGTAGATTTACACAACCGATTGAAAACGCATTAAAAGACAAAAAGAAAAACTTTTTAGTGTATTCAGTTTTTATTGTGTTATTAGTTGAAATGTTTAGCAACGTTGTAAATTGGTTTTACGTTCCTAAAACGTTTGACTTTTACGCAAGTTATTTATATCCATTATTAACACAATTAGTTTTGTTTTTAGTTTTTAGTTCATTGTTCTTATGGCGTGAAAAAATGCGTTTTTGTCTACGTAAAGCAACTGCAGTAATGTATCTATCCGTTTACTATTTATTTGGATTTATTTCGCTTTTATTTTGCTTTACAGCTACTTTTTACATAAACGTTGTAAACTTTACTTTATTAGTTTTAGCGTTGTTAATTTTTGTTCAATCATTATACGCTAAAAAATGATTTTAGAAGTTTACGCAAAGGCTTATTTATTAAAAGCCAAAATTGTAACATCAAGTATGTTTACAAAAAAAGGAATGATTTTAGCACCAGTAATAATTCCAATATCAATGGCAAAGACTACAGGAATGGCAATCGAGTTATTGATATTTTTAATGATTACAGATTTTTTCACTGGCGTAATTGGTAACTATTTTGAAATACGAAAAGAAAACAAAAAAGCTGGTTTAGTTGAAATTATATCTTCAGAGAAATTAAAGCGCTCAGGAGTTAAATTTATGCTTTATTCTTTGACTATTATAACGGCTTTCTTTTTGCAAAGAATATTCCAATTAAAAACGTTTACACTTTTGGTTTCTGATATGAAATTAAACTTAGTAATTGGTGTAATTGGTTTTTGGTGTATTGTAGAAAGTTATTCTATATTTTTTGAGAATTTCAAAAAGATGGGTATTGATATAAAAAGCACAATTAAAAAAATAACTGATTTGATTACTTTCTTAAAAGATAAGTCTAATGATGTTTGTAAATAATTAATATATGAGAAAAATTGACTATATAGTAATACATTGCACCGCATCACAACCAAATGCAACAAAGCAATCAATTCTTAACTATTGGAAAAACGTTTTGAAATGGAAAACAGTAGGTTATCATAGGTTAATAGATGCAAACGGAATAATTCACGAACTCGCAAACTATGAGCAAGTAACAAATGGTGTCAAAGGTTATAATTCAAACTCAATCCATTTTAGCTATATAGGGGGTATAGATGAAAAAGGAAAACCAAAAGACACAAGAACACCAAAACAAAAAGAAAGTCTTTTATATCTAATAAAACAAGCTCGTAAATTATATCCAAACGCAATTATTCAAGGGCATAAAGATTTTAAAGGAGTTGCAAAGGCGTGTCCCTCATTTGACGCAAAAAAAGAGTATTCTAATATTTAACTAAAAGTTATGAAAGACTTATCTAAAGCATACGAGGAATTAATAAACCCGATTTACATTAGAAGTCTTTTTAAAACTGATTTAGAGTTTGAATATTGGTGTTTATATCAACCGATTGAAGATTTGCAAAACTTCTTAAAAGTATTTGAAGAAATAGAAGATTACGAAAACTGCATAATTATTCGAGATTGCATAAATGAGATAAAGTTAATACAAATCAAAAACCGCTACCAATTACGATAGCGGTTTTTTAATGTTTAACTCTTTATTCTCCGTAAACAATTTTATCTATTAAATCAGAAACTTCTTCTTTATCATTCCCTGATTCTTCACAATAATCTAAAAAATCTTTTAATCTGTTGTTTTCAAGCAAATAAGCTTGTAATAATCCTACTAAATCTTCTGCTTCCATAATTTTATTGTTTTAATTAATTACTCAAAGATAACACTTTATTTTTAATATACAAAAAAAAGAGGCTACATTTCTGCAACCTCTTAATTAACTAACTAAACAAAAAACCAATTATGAAAAAACAAATATAGGTTTTATTTTTTAATTAAACTAATTTTTCCATTTAAAATAATAAGGATTTATTGACTCGGTAGTTTCAAAATAATTTACTACATAAAAACCGCTTGCACCTTTTTTAAAGTTTGTTTGTACCCAATTTGATGAGGGGCTAAAAGCTGGAAAATTCCAATACTCAAAATTTTGTGCGGTTGTTTTGTCAATTATATCTTGGTGGCTGTCACCTTTACAAAAGTAAATTTTTGTATCGGGTTGTTTTAAATAATGTTCGTCTAAATAGTTGTTAATCTTTTCAACTTGTGCTGGGTCTAAAAATGGTTTAAAACCAAACTTTAAATTTTTACCATCTTTACCATGAGTTAAAATAAAAGTTCTATTTGCTCTTTTATAATGGTCGATAAATTTTCTTTGATTAATTACTTTGACGTGTTTAAAACGAATATCGCAATATGACTTAACAGCTTGATTAACTACGTATCCAAATGCTCCAGAATGGTTATCATCGCAAATATTTGTTAAAGTAATTTCTTTGTAATGGCTTGCTAAAGTTTCTAAAAGATTAACCTTAAAAGAAAACCCAACATCAAATGCTTTTTGGTTATCCATATTCTGCGGAAGTTCGTGTCCTTTGCGTACTGTTTCTCCGTCCCAGCCGTCCATATAGTCGCCTAAATCATCAATATAAAGAACGCTTGACTTTTGATTACTTAACAAGTGGTTAACAAGTTCACTTTGCCTTTTGAAAACTTCTTCTTCATTCCATACACCACCATACAAAGAAAATCCATCAGGGTTTGGATTCATTCCGATATGCACGTCTGTAATCGTTAATAGGTCAAATAAGGCACTTTCTTTTACTTCTTTACAACTTACATCTAAAGGTTTTATTTTATCTTTAAAAAGGCTTTCAAAGTCGATTTCTTCTATTTCTTTTTTACTTGGCTCTTTGTAATCAGGATTTTTTACGAATAGACTTGAATTTTTATCTTTTAACCAAAGGTGTTTAACGTTTGTTGTATCTACTTGTAAATTATTAGTAGCATCTTTTATCCCTCTATTCCTAAAACGACTTACATAAGTCCTTAACTTATCAACGTTTTTATTTTTCCTTGCGCTTTCTTTAGTGTTTAATAAAGTTTGTGCAATTTCTGAATTACTCAAATCGCTATCTTTTATATAAGATTCAATTTGATTATCGAATTTACTCCATTTGCTTTTTATCATATAGTTAGTTTTTTGTTAATATACCAAAGAATAACCAAAACAATTAGAAATAAAAAGAAACATATAACTCCAGCTATTCCTAAAAATAAAGTGGTATTATCTCTTTCGACTTCTTTGTTTAAAGTTTCAGTTTCTTGCTTTACTTCTGCAACTTCTTTTTTAGTTTCTGTTCCTTTGTCTTTTTCATATTTAATAATAGTATTATGAAACTCTTTATAAGTACCATCTTTATTACTTATTAAAATAGGCTTATCCAAAAAAGCAGGCTCTAAAGTATAAGATTCTTTTTCGTAGTCTAAAACGCTGTTAGATTCCGTTTTAATTTCTGTTTCGGTTTCTTCTTTGTCTATTGACTTTTTCATAGTACCGCAAGAAAGCAAACTAAATGCAGTTAGTAGTATTAGTGTTTTTTTCATAGTTTTTGTATTTCTTCTTTTACTTTTAACCAATATTTATAATTATCATTTATTATAAATTGAGTTTCGCCTTTATATGCATCTAATATTTCAGCAGGAACTTCTTTTAATATTTCATCAACTGCAATTAAAGCACATTCCCTACAATGACCAAAATTATATGTATAACAATGATTACTATAATCATACTTTAATTTTTGTTCAAATCTTTTTACTAATTCTTTAGCTTTTTCTATTGGTTTCATAATTTTAGTGTTTAATTAGTTACAAATATAATAATTAAAACGGACAATATTCCTTTTTAGGTTTAATTATTTCGTGTTTTTCACGTTGTAGCTTTTCAGAAATTGCGTCTCTGATAAAATCACAAACTCTAATATTATAACTTTCTAACTTTTTTAAAGTATCATATTGAGTTTGTGATAGTTTTACTACTTTACTTTTAGTATATTTTATAGGCTTTGGCATAAATAAGTAATACTTTTATAGCGTCAATCGAATAGTTAGTAGCTATGTTACTCAACACATACTTTAAAATAATTAAGTTTTTTTATCCAATTATTATCGTCTATTTCATTTCCTTTTGAATCAATCCATAAACTTGATTTATCTGAAAATTCTATATAAGTATAAAAACCTCTACTTGGATTAAATCCTGTTGTACTTATTTCTCTTTCTGTGTCTAAAAAAAATTCAGTTTTTTTTGCTACTTTTTTCATAATATTGTCTTTTAAAACACAGCTACTAACAAATAATTGTATCAATAGCTTAGTTATTGTTTAATTTAAAAATTGTTTTTTACTTGTTGTCTATATTTTATATTGCGATATGCGTTTTGTATCAGCACGCTACTAATACAATTATCAAACGTTAAAAAACAGTTTATAAACCGCAGTAGCCAGAATCACATTCTGAAAATGAATCAGCAGTTAATTTTACATTTAAGTTTAGATTCTTAATTTTTTCGTATGTAATATCTTTATCGGCTTTTAAAGTATCATTCGAGTACTTTCTGTTTTTTTCAAAATCGCTAAAAATTTGCATTTTTTCAGGATTCTTTTCCCATTGGTATTTTAATAATGCTGGTTCTCGATGAAAGCAACCTACACAATTATTAAATTCAGCAAATCTTATAGGTTTATCTTGCCAAAATTTAATAATATCATCTTTCCAAGTTGGTTTTAATTCTATAAAAGGGAATATAGGCTTTGAAAATTTTGTTGTTTGCCATATTTGTTGAGTTCCTTTTTTAGTAACTTTTGTTCCTATAACGTGCTTAAATGATTCTATTCTGTTTTTATCGCAAGATTTTATTTTAGATGCCATTCTTCTCATTTCATTAGCTCTATAACCAATTCGCATTTCAACAATTTCATTAATATTTTCTTTCCACCATTCAAAAGCTACCTGCATTTTTAATTCTTCTGTGCAATATCTTCTTAGTGGAGATGGTAAATATCTATTACCATGTTGCAGAATCATTTCTTCAAATGTTTTTTTACTTGTATTTATTTTAATTTCTTGACCAGTAAATTGTTCTAAATCTAAAATTGTATAAATACATTCATCTTCTTCCATTGTGCCAACAAATTCAAAACCAATTCTATCAGATATTAATTGACGTGTTTTTTCGTCTTTACCTTTCATAAACTTAGCTTTTAAAACATCGGTTCTAACTAATTGAAAAATATTATGGTCAGCAGGAAAATCAATCATTAATTTTGCTGAAGTTTTACCGCCTGAAACTGAATTTACTGTTATCATAAAACCGTTTTTTAACACACGTTTGGCACAATTGCCATTTGTGTTTCTTTTGACATTATTTGTTTGTTATTGATTCGTTTGATTATCATCTTAGGCAACTGATGCCAAGCGTGGGAACGTTAACAGTAACTTTATTTACCACGTTAACGATAATATTTTACGAACATCATCTTGCGTATAAACGTAGCCATTAAAAACAGTTCTTGTTCCTCCATCTTTTAATATTCCTAAACTTGTATTTGGTTCTAATTTATCCCCAAAATAAGTACAAGAATGACCTTCTTCGCACCATTGTAAAATTGTTAATCCAATTCTATCTTGTGCTTTACCATAAATTGAATAAGGTTTAAACTGACTTTGTTTCTTTTCAGTTAAAGTAAAACCTATTTCTTTTAAAAATTCTTCAGTGAAAAGATCTTGTTTCATTTCTTGTTTTTAAAAGCTACTGTTAACACCAGTTTGTAGCAATAGCTTGTTAGTATTTATTTGATATTTCGCTTTTTTCATTGCTTTAAAATCGTTCCGATTTCAAGCTACTGACTACAAGCCGGAGAACGTTATGTGAAATTAATTTGGAGCGTTTACTATCGCAAAGTGTGTTACTCTACACATATCGCCTTCCAAGTCATATCCTTCATAAAAACCATTTTCTTCATTGTAATCAAATACAGTTCTATGAGTCAATGGATATATATCAATATGGCTGTCTTTATACCAAAATGCCCGTTGAAATCTACTACATTCTTCATCTGACAAATTCTGTTGCCAAATCATTATGCTATATGTAGGGTTAATGGTTTTTATTTCGGATATAGGAATCCACTTAACTTCACATAACACAGGTTTTGTGCTATTGCTTGGCTCGGTCTTTAAATTTTGTTCAGTCATAATATGTAATTTTTAGTGTTTAAATTAAAATTTGTTTTATTTTTGGTCGCAACAGACACAAAGCCTGAGAACGTTAGCCAATAACCAGCTCAACATAAAAGCCACTTTCATAGCCTTTTACAGAATTAAGTCCTAATTTACGAGCGTATTCTAAAGAGTGTTTAATAGTGTTTTTCTTTGCGAGTTGTGCTTTAAGAGTTCCTAATTTTACGCCTACTCTTTCAGCAAATTCATTTTGATTTAGTCCAGATTCAAAGACCAATGTTTGTAAGGTTGTTATCATGTTATTTTTTAAAATGATTAGTTGTAATATTTCTTTCAATAATTTTGTTGCAATAACTACATAAACCACTAAAACAATTTGGTTGAGGTCGTAAACATTTACATTTATGCAAATCGCTTATTCCTTTTATTGTTTTTTTATGGTTTTCAATTAATTCTAAATTTAATTTATTAACAGCTTTATTTAATAATTGGTATAAATCATAAAAAGTCAATACGTTTAATTTATTTTGTTCTAACTCTTTTATTTCATTTTTTATTAAATTTAAAATTTCAATTTTATCCTGTGTTTTCATAAAATGTTTTTAAGTTTTTCTAATGCGTTATTAATATCTTTTAATTTATCATTTCTTTATTTAAAGTCTTCTGAATATTTTTAAACATCGAAGCCTTTTAAACATTGTTTTAATAAATATTTTTCACGTTCTAAAATATAAATAGCTTCATTCATATTATTTGTATTCACAAATTGGGAAAATTATTCTGTATAATTCATTATTTAAAACGCTAATTTCTTTAGCTATAAATACTTTAAAAGAAATATAAGCATGTTCAGTATCGAAATTAATAAATGAATTATTAATGCAACCAGAAACGATACAATTGTACATATCTAAATTTTTGTATTCAGATTTTTGTAATTCAACGATTACTTGTTTAGCGATATTTGTAATTGAGTTTTTAATAATTTATTTTTGTTTATTATTATGGTACAAATATAGTCAAAAAATATTACCTACCAAATAAAATACACAAAAAATAAAAAAAAATAAACTTTTAGTAAAAAATAGTTGTTTATGTAAAAACTATTCGTATATTTGCCATGTCTAACGATAACAAAATTAATTATGAAAACAATCTTTCAACAATTACAAAAAGCTAAAGAGTTAAGAGGTAAATGTGTACAATATAATTATAGCAACTCTAAACATAGATTTAAGGCGTTAACTGAATTAGTTTATAAGTTACAAGACGAAGTAAACGAAATTAAAAGAGAGCAACGCAATGAATACGAAAAAACTTTAACTCATAAATGGTTAATGGCTTCAAAAGGTTTAAACGGAAAACAAATTTTAATACATAACAAATAATGAACGGAACAATTATAAGCGAGGAAAAACTTTTAGAATTAAAAGACCTTTCAAGAAAAATCGAGAATATTGAAATTGAATTAACGTGCTTTGGCAACGATGATATGTTAATTTTAAGACAAAGAAAACTAACTGAACAATTAACAGAATTAATCAAAAACTTATAATTATGAAACTATTAAGAAAAGCCGTAACATTTAGAAGTTATTTAAACAAACTTTTAAGAAAGCCTAAAAGAGTTTTAATCGAAAAAACTGCAACAGGGTTAATAATCGAAACACAAGTATTTAACAACAAACAAATAATTAAAGTATATTAGTATGAAACTAAAAGATTTTTTAAAAAATGAGAAAATAAGTGTTAGACTTAGAAATTCAATAAGATATTATTCTCATTATTATAATATTTCTGATGATTACGATATAAGAAAAATAAATATTAAATATTTATCTCGATTAAATAATGTGGGAAAAAAATCAATTGAGGAATTTATAAATATTGTAAACAATATACCTGAACAAAAAATAGACTCAATAGTAGAAAGCGTAGTAAATCAATTTAAAGAGCGTTCAGAAGTAGGAATTAAGAAATACGGAACAACACTACAAGAAAACAATAATGATGATTTTTTACAGCATTTAAAAGAAGAATTAATGGACGCAATTTTATACATTCAGAAATTACAAAGTATGAGAAAGTAATAATTAACTAAACACCGCAAGTGATACATATTAATTACGTGATTTGATTTTATATTAAACTTGCAAACACCCTACCGAAGTAAAGTAAGTAGGGTTAATTTTAAAACTAAACGATTATGAATATAGAAGAAATTAAAAGCCTATTTAAAATTGATTTAAGGCAAGAAAATAGAAAAATTGAATATGTACACCTTAAATCTCTTTACATTCAACAGCAACGAAAAAATGGTAAGAATTGGCAAGATATAGCAACAGACTTAAATATTAAATCTCACGCAAGTTGTATAAATCTTTTAAAAAAAATTGACACCTATAAAGAAAATAAACTTTTTAAGCATATCGAAAAGGCTTTTAAAAATAAAGACAAAGAAAGTTTTGATATTTATATGAAAAAATCAACTGAAAAAAGAGTTGAACAAATAAAAGGTTATAGAAACATCGGATATAGAAAAAGAACAATAGCGCAAATTAAAGCTCAAAAGGTAATACCAAAAGCAAAAGAAGATTATCAAAGAGATTCTATTTGGAACGTAATGACAAACTTAAGATTTAAAAACACTTACTTAAACGATTTAGTTTTTATAGAGTGGACTAAAGGAGATTGGATAGAGTATAACAAAATAATGAAACAAAATGAAACCAGCACCAACTAACCCAAACGGAAGAAACACAACAAGAAATATTAACAGCGGAAATATTCACGAATACGAAAATAGTTTAAGATTAAAAGCTATCGAACTATCAAAGACAGATTTTCCGCACTTGAAAGATAAACCAATACGTTATTTATTAAAAAGATAAACTATGAAAAATCTCGACCCACAAACAGAAATGGAATTAATCGCAATAGGTTGCATTATAGTAGCTTTAATTTGCGTATCACTTTTAATTTGGAACTTATGAAAACAAAACTTACAGCCTTACAACGCATAAATCGAGTTATAGACTTTTACTATAAACGTGGCGTGAATTGTGAAAGAGCAAACAGAATAAAACACAAAATAATATTTGCGAAATATGGGAAAATACAAAATACTTAATCTATACGCTTGCTTAGGTGGAAATCGATACAAATGGGATGAAGTAGCGAAAGAAAAAGGAATTGAAATTGAAGTAACGGCTGTGGAATTGGATGAAGAATTAGCTAAATTATATCAAGAGCGTTTTCCAAACGATAAAGTAATTGTAGCAGATGCACATCAGTACTTACTTGATAACTATAAAAACTTTGATTTCATATGGTCAAGTCCACCTTGCCCAAGTCATAGCAAAGCACGTTATTGGGGTTTTGGTAAAAATGGTTTACAGCCTTGTTATCCAGATATGAAGCTTTATGAAGAAATTATTTTTTTGCAACATCATTTTTTTGGTAAGTGGGTTGTTGAAAACGTAAATCCTTATTATGAACCAATGTTTAATCCTTCAAAAAGAGAAAGGCATTTGTATTGGAGTAATTTTATAATTCCAAATAATGTATCAGACAGAAACGATACAGCTTTAGTACAAGCTTCAAGAATGCAGGATTTATGTGATTTTCACGATTATGATTTTAGAAAGTATAAAGGGAAACAAAGAGTTTTAAAAATAGCAAGAAATCTTGTAGACTATCAAGCAGGTAAAACAATTTTTCAAACAGCTTTAGGAATTATAAAGAAAAAAAACGATAAGCAAATTGAACTATTCGAGTAATATATTTGCGAAATTCAATAAAAAATAGTAAATTTGATAAACTAAATTAAACAATTATGAGTAAACACCTTTTTGAGTTGATGCGTGAACAAGAAATTCAAACATCAAACTTTTTGCCAAACAAAAAAGAAGTTGAGTTTTCAGCTAAACAATTTGCAAACAAACTTATTGAAGCTGGAGAAGTTGATAAGTACGAAGCATTTACGCAAGCGGTTAGAATGTCAAACGCCTTAGAAATTATCAAAGACGAAATTAAAAGTCATTTACCTAAAGAAAAACACGTTGCCTTTGGTGTAGAAATTAGTCCGATTTCAGGGCGTAAGATGATACAATTTCAAGATGATGAAATGTGGCAACAACTAAAACACAAACTTCAACAGCGTGAAGAACTGTTAAAACTTGCTTTAAAATCAGATGAGGTTTTTTATGATAGTGATGGTGTAGAAGTTCCGAAAGTTTCCGTAAAATATTCAGCAGATTCACTAACTATTAAATATTAAAAGATTACAGATTTATTTTAAGAGAAAAGAAACGAAATTCAAAATAAATTTTGTATATTTGAAAAATAATATTAACCGATGCAAGGCTTTAGCATCTTAATTTAAAGCCATAAATAAAAATAATATTATGAGTACTTCAAACAGACGCCAAGCGTTCAATCAACCGCAAACAAATCCAGCTACTAAATTCTTTGACTGGAAATCAAGCGACAAATGTTTCTCTTACTACGACAAAGAAGAACAAAAAAACATTCAAGTACCTTTACCTTTTAAATTCTTAGTTCTTGATGAACTCCACGCAATTAAAGGTTGGAACGATGCAACTTCAAGCGGTATCTTTTCAAATGAGGTTAAATTTATATCTAAAGAAATAATGACTGTTAAACCTTTCAAAGGTAACGAAATTGCAAAAGGACTTTATAAAGATATTAAAGAGAAAGTTCAATCTGCTGGGGGACATTATGTGAAATCTATTTACATTATGTTAGAAGATGGTTCGCTTGCTAACTTACAATTAAAAGGTTCAGCAGTTCAAGAGTGGGGTTTATTCACGCAAAAAACAAAACAAAGACTTCCTGATGAATGGATAGTTGTTGATTCTACAAAAGATGGTAAAAAGGGAGCTGTTAAATTCTCAATGCCTGAATTTAAGTTTGAACGTTCACTTTCAGAAACAGAAGCGGAGCAAGCAGATGAATGTTTCAATACTTTAGAATCGTATCTTAAAACCTATTTAGCAAAGGCAGAACCAATAATTGAAATGCTTGAATTAGATGATGAACCCGAAGATGATTTAGAATTTTAATTAATTAGCCACCTATTATGGTGGCTTTTTTATTTATAATAAGTCAACATTTAAAGTGTTCCCTATACACCCTTTAAGAAAAATATTTTTGTTTTGATAGGGGGGGGTCAAAAATCAAAAAAAATGTTGACTTGTTGACTTTTGCTATCTAAAGCCTTATAAAATAAGAAAAACATTTAGTGAACATTTTTTTTACTATTTTATTTGTATATTAAAATTATTTAATTACCTTTGTATAACTCCTACAATTAGAAAACATTATATAAAAGGGATAATGAAACCAGTGTAGGAGTTGGTGGATTTATCCCTTTTAACTTTTTATAAATATGAAAGATAATAATATTTCAGTATTTAAGAACTTACTTAAATCAAAAGACGTTCCTTACATTATTCCACTTTGGAAATCTTTAGAGCGTATTAGAACAGGGAAAAGCAAAGAACTTGTTGAGCAAGTTAGAAATGCAAAGTCTAAAGAAGAAGCCGATAAACTAAAACAGAATTTACCATGTATTGTTTTTAGTGGCGAGTTTAAAGAACGCAATAAGAATGGTCTTATTTCTCATTCTGGTATGATGGTTGTTGATTTTGATAAATACCCATCTGATAAGGAAATGTTTGAACACTTTGAAACGTTAAAAAAGAATAAGTCTTTTATTACTTTGTTTATTTCTCCAAGTGGAAAAGGTATAAAGGGGGTAGTGAGGATTCCTTATTCAGATAAGATAACACACGAAAAATACTTCAAGGCTTTTAATAATGAATTTAACTATGATTACTTTGATAAATCAAATTGTAATGTAGACAGGGTTTGTTTTGAGTCTTATGATGAAAATATTTATATCAATTACGATGCTGAATGTTATGAGCCTGTTTTAATTGATGAGGGTTTCAGTGTATCGGATAAAGTACCATTGATTCCAATTGATGATGAAAGTACTATTATTGATAAAATAATGAAATTCAATTGGCAAAAGGATTTTAGAGAGGGAGAAAGAAATTCTTTTATTTTTGACCTTGCTGGAGCGTTTTGTGAATATGGAATATCTGAAACCACCGCTTTAGGTTATATATTTAATAATGTAGTTATAGGGGATTTTTCAGAATCAGAAGCTAAAAACACAATTAAGTCAGCTTACAAAAGACGTTCTTTTAATTCTAAATATTTTGAGAATTACCAACAGATTGAGAAAATTAAAACCGATTTAAAGAAAGGTAAAAAGGAAGTAATTGAAAAGTACAACATTGAGGAGGATGTTTATAATGAAATAAAGGAAGTATCAGAAGCCGAAGATTTTTGGTTTATAAATGATAAAAACAAAATATCGGTTAACCCATTAAAATATAAATTATTCCTTGAAAGAAATGGATTTAAAAAACATTTTCCAAATGAAAGTGATAAGCCTCAATTCGTATTTATAAATTCAAATAAGGTAGAACTTACAAGCGTATCAAAGATTAAAGATTTTGTTCTTGATTATCTTATGGAACGTAAAGAGTTAGAAGTTTGGAACTATTGTGCTAATTACCAAAATTTATTTAGTGAGCAGTTTTTACTTATGCTTGAGTCTATTGATTTAATGATGTTAAATGATGATAGGTTTAAATCCTATATTGCTTTTAAGAATGGTATTTTAGAGGTTACAAAGGATAATGTAAACTTAATAGATTATATTGATGTTGATGGTTATGTTTGGAGTAGCCACATTTTGGACAGAGAATGGAAAACTTTAGAAGATAATACAAATGATTATAAACGTTTTATAAATAATATATCTTCTGATGAACCTTTTGCAATTGAGTGTGTTATTGGTTACTTAATATCTACTTATAAAAATAGAAGTAATAACAAGGCTATTATTTTAAATGATGAGATTATAAGCGATAACCCAGAAGGGGGAACAGGAAAAGGATTATTTGTACAGGGGTTAAGTCAATTGCGTAAAACCGCTATTATAGATGGCAAACAATTTGATAGTAAAAAATCATTTGCTTATCAAACCGTTTCTTTAGATACAAAGATATTAGTATTTGATGATGTTAAAAAGAACTTTGATTTTGAGGATAAGTTTTCTCTTGTAACTGAGGGTATGACTTTGGAGCGTAAAAATAAAGACGCTATTAAATTAAACGTTCACGATTCTCCAAAGATATTAATGTCAACAAATTATGCTATTAAAGGAGAAGGTAATTCACATAACAGACGTAGACACGAAATAGAAATTGCACAATATTACGGAAAAAATTTAACTCCAGATGATGAGTTTGGAAAACAATTATTTGATGAGTGGGACACTTCAGAGTTTCAAAGGTTTGATAATTATATGATTGAGTGTTTACAGAAATACTTGAAATCAGGTTTAGTACATCAAAACGCTAAAAATATTAAGTTGCGTAAATTTATTGCTGAAACTTCAATGGAGTTTTACGAATGGATTTCAGATATTAATAATATGCCAATTGATGAAAGAAACGATAAATCTTTTTACTTCAATGCTTTTGTTAATGAGTATAAAGATTTTCAAAAGTTCTTAACTCGTAAACGTTTTAATATTTGGATTCAAAAATATGCTACATATAAAGGATTAAACTATTTAAGTGGTAATTCAAATGGTTTGCAATGGTTTATGATTAGCAATGATAACGATAAAAAAATTGAAGATGATGGAATCGACTTTTAAACTAAGAGATTATCAGAATAAAATTTCAAGCGACGCAGTAGAAATATTGCGTCGTAAGAAAATAGTTTGTCTTTTTATGCAAGTTAGAACTGGCAAAACAATCACAGCTTTAGAAACTTGTAAAAAGTATGATGCTAAAAAAGTTTTGTTTATTACTAAAATTAAAGCGTTTTCGTCTATTGAATCTGACTATAATAATTTTGGTTATACTTATGACTTGACTATTATAAATCGTGAATCATTACACAAAATAGAAACTAATAACTTTGACGTAGTTATTATTGATGAAGTGCATGGTTATACATCATATCCTAAACCAAGTAAATATCACAAGTATATAAAGTCAAGGTTTGGAAATATACCTATGATTTTCTTAAGCGGAACGCCAACGCCCGAAAGTTATTCACAGTATTATCATTTGTTTACACTTTCAAATCATAGTCCTTTTAAAGAATTTAGTAATTTCTACAAGTGGGCAAATGAATATGTAGATATTCAATTAAAATATTTAGGCTATGCACAAGTAAAAGACTATTCAAACGCACGCAAAAAAGACTTCTGGCATTTAATAAGACATAGTATTTTAACCTACACACAAGAACAAGCTGGATTTACAACATCGATTAACGAAATGGTTTTAGAATGTGAAATGAAACCGATTACGCACGCAATAATAAAAAAATTACACAAGGATTTAGTAGTTGTTTCTAAAGATGGTAAAGAGATTATTGCGGATACAGGAGTTAAGTTACAACAAAAAACACATCAGTTGTTTAGTGGTACGATAAAGTTTGAAGATGGAACGTATAGAGTTATCGATACATCAAAGGCTGAATTTATAAAAGAAAAGTTTAAAGGCTATAAGATAGGAATTTTTTATAAATTTGTAGCAGAACTTGAAATGCTAAAGTTAGTGTTTAAAGAAACACTAACCACAGATTTAGATGAATTTAATTCAACTGATAAAAATATAGCTTTACAAATAGTTTCGGGTCGTGAGGGAATATCATTATCAAAAGCCGATTATTTAGTATTTTTGAATATAGACTTTTCAGCAGTTAGTTATTTTCAAGCAAGGGACAGACTTACAACAATGCAACGAAAAGAAAACACTATCTTTTGGATATTTTCAAAGGGTGGTATTGAGGAGAAAATTTATAAAGCGGTACAAAACAAAAAAGATTATACAAATGATACATTCAAAAGAGATTTCAGAACAGGCAATACAAAAGAAGATTATAACTCAATTAGAAAAGCGAGGTTACTTCGTTCTTAAACTAATCAAGTGTAACAAAAATGGTTACCCAGATTTGATTGCAGTTAAGGAAAATGAAACTATATTTATTGAAGTTAAAAAACCTAAAGGAGTTTTAAGTGAATTACAGAAAGTTAGAATAAAAGAATTAAGAAGTAAAAATATAAATGTAAAAGTATGGCACGACTTAGAGCAGGAATTTCAAGAATAGAAAATGGTATCGAGATACCAACAGGAGCAAAAGAGTTCACAAGCAAATCAGGGCGTAAATGTTATTTATCTGGAGTAAGCAAAAAAGAGGATAAATTTATTGCATCAGTTCGTTATATTGATGATGGTACTTTTACAGATGTTGAATATAGTAGGATTGAAAAATTAATTTAAGAAACAAGTTTAACAAAATGATAGGAATATATAACTAAAAAATAAGATTATGGAAATATACAAAGGATATTGGTTTGAATTTGATAAATCAGGATTCGCACCAAAAAATAGTAAAGTGCATTTTTTTTCAGAAGATGAAGATTTTGCAATAGGTTCTGGAGAAAGTATAGAAGATTGTAAAAAACAAATTGACGAAATAATTATAGAGAAAATAAAAGAAAAGTTAGAGTTTGATTATGGGTGGGAAAATTTAGATTGTAAGGATAAGAAATGGTTTGTAGATGAATTAATTTTAGATATACATAGTATTTTTAATGAAAAACAAACCTAAACAACCAACGCTAAACGAACTCGAAGAAGAAAAAAGAAAACTTTATGTAAGTAAAGAAAACTTTATGTAAGTAAAGAAAACCCACAACGATTAAAAGAGATAATAAAAAAACTCGACCATTTGTATTTTGGTATTAAATAAATTTGTATATTTGAAAAACTAAAGTTATAGTAATGTTAGAAAAATTAGCCTTAAAAGATACGCAATGGCGTAACATAGCTTACTCTATTTGTAAAGATAGAATGTTAGCCGACGATTTAACACAAGAAATGTATTTAAGGCTAATGCATATCGATAAAGAAATAAATGATTTCTACGTTATTCTAACTATTAAGAACTTATATATAGACTATCTAAAACAACAAAGCAAAACAATTCCTTTAGACAAATTAGACTTTAGCTTTGAAACAAAAATAAACGATTTCAGTTTAACAGATAGAGAAAAACAAATTTTAAACGATTTCAATAACTTAAAGTTTTACGAAAGAGAAATAATAGAACTGGCATCTGAAAAGAGTTTACGTAAAATAGCAAAGGAATATAATTTACATTACGCTTTTGTATTTAGAACTAAAAGAGATGCAATAAACAAAATAACAAATGGCAATAACAAAGAAACAAAGTAAAGGTTTAGGCGATAATATCAAAAAAGCTTTAGAGGTTACAGGAATAAATAAGGTAGTAGAAGTATTCTTAGATGGTAAAGACTGCGGTTGTAATGAACGTCAAGATAAATTAAATCTTTTATTTCCTAAAAAGAGATTAAAGGCACGATGTTTGACAGAACAAGAGTTTAAAGAATGGTCAGAGTTCAAACAAGTAAGAACATTAAAACTATCAGCAGAGCAAGTAAAGTATGTTATTAATCTTTATGCTTCAGTTTTTAACGTAGCACCTTTCAACTGTCCGACTTTCTCTCCAAAGGTTATACTTGAACAAATAGACAGATTAGACAAAGTACATGAAACTTACTTAAATTAAATAATTATGAAAACAATTAAAATTTTATTAGTTAGCTTATTAGCTATTGTATTAATGAGTGCTTCTTGTGAAGCAGAAGATACAAGAACAACAGAGCAAGGTTGCGACTGCGTAGAGATTAAATATACTTTACCACCAGGCTCAACAGCGTTTCAATATCATTCTACTATCAACAGACCCGACTTAGATTGCGAAGATGAGCAATTAGATTTAGTTTACAATGGTACTTTCTTTGTAAAGATTGAATGTAATGAAAGATAGTCTTATTTAGAATGTTTAAACATAACTTTTAACTATGGAAAATAAATATTATTTAAATTCAGTAAAACTTACATTAAACAAAGAAAACGGAATGTATTTTTACGAATGTAAGTATTCAAATGGTTACGACAAGAAATTTATTTTTATACCTTTTAATAAGGAGTTAAAAATAGAAACAGAAATATTATAACTATGGCATTTGAAAAAGGAAATAAATTAGGGAAAGGGCGACCACCTAAAGCAGACGAAGAGAAAGCAAACGAAATAATGTTAAAGGCTTTAAAGGAATTGTATAACAAAGATACAGACGAGGAAGCAAAGATACATTTCGTTAAGGATACGCTTTTAGAAAGTCAAAGAGGACAATTATTTGTCGCTGAACATATATTCGGTAAACCAAAAGAAACAAGCGAGGTTACACATAACGTAAACGATTTTAACATTAAAGATTTGTTTAAAGTTGATAACAATAAACAATAAATATTCACTCTTAGGAAGTGACAGTAGATACTTTGTAATTACAGGGGGTAGGGGTTCTGGGAAATCCTACTCCCTTAATTCGTTTTTACTACTTCTTACTTATGAAGTTGGACACGTTATTTTGTTTACAAGATATACGCTAACTTCTGCACACGTTTCTATTATACCTGAGTTTATAGATAAAATTGAAACAGCCAATTTAAGCAATGATTTCTATATTACTAAAGATGAAATAGTAAATAGAAAAACAGGCTCTAAAATCTTATTTAAAGGTATTAAAACGAGTTCAGGAACTCAAACTGCAAACCTTAAATCTTTAGCAGGTGTTACCACTTGGGTATTAGATGAAGCCGAAGAGTTAAACGATGAAGATACTTTTGATAAAATTGATTTCTCTATACGTGCTAAGGGCATTCAGAATAGAGTTATCTTAGTTTTGAATCCAGCGACTAAAGAGCATTTTATTTATAAACGTTTCTTTGAGGGCAAAGGTGTAAAAGATGGTAGTAATTTAATTAAAGAAGATACTACTTACATTCATACAACCTATTTAGACAATTACGATAACCTTTCAGAATCATTTGTAAATCAAATTGAAAGCATTAAAGGAAGTAACCCGAATAAATATAATCACGTTATACTTGGGGGGTGGTTAGATAAAGCAGAAGGAGTTGTATTTGATAATTGGGAATACGGAACGTTTAACCCAAATGATTTACAGACTTCATTCGGTCAGGATTATGGTTTTAGTATTGACCCAACTACATTAGTTGAAGTGGCTATTGACAAAAGCAAAAAGATAATTTACCTAAAAGAGCATCTTTATAAACCTAAATTAACCACGTCTGAAATAGCAAATATAAATTTAACTATTGCAGGGCGTAAATTGATTATTGCTGATAGTGCCGAACCTCGTTTGATAGATGAATTATTAAGATTGGGTTGTAATATTAGACCAGCTGTAAAGGGAGAAGGAAGTATTAACGCAGGTATAGAGTTAATGAGAGATTATAAAATAATTGTAGACTTTGATTCCGTTAATATAGGTAAAGAGTTTAACAATTACATTTATTTAGACAAAGGTTCTAAACTTTACATCGACGATTACAATCACGCTATCGATGCTATTCGATACAATGTGACATATCAATTAATAAACGGACATAAACCTGATATTAGGTAAGTAACAAAACAAACAAAATTTAGTTTAATAGTATGAAAGTATTAATTCCTGAATCGATAAACGATATAACTTTAGGTAAATATCAAAAGTATTTTAAATTACAAGAACGTACTGATATAGACGCCTATGGATTTGACAAAAGAAAAATAGAAATCTTTTGCGGTGTTGCATTTCAAGAAGTGGATAAAATATCTATTGAAGATTTGAAAAGTATTTCAGAAGCTATTGATTTAGCGCTTAATCAAACCGTTGCTTTTACTCCTACTTTTAATTTGTATGGTATTAAAATGGGAATGATACCAAACTTTGAAAAGGATAAGGTAACAGCTAAAGAGTATGTAGATATGACTTCATATAGTGGCGATGTTGAAAACTTACATAAGTTAATGGCTATCTTATTTAGACCGATTACAAAAGAAGATTTAACAGGATATAAAATTGCAGAATATAAAGGGACTGAAGAATACGCAAACGTAATGAAGTCAATGCCGTTATCTATTGTAAATAGTTCCCTTGTTTTTTTTTCGAATTTAGCGAGCGAATTAGAGGAGCATATCCAGAGATTTATAGTGGCGGAACAAAAGAAGGAAGTAAAGCTTTAGACTATTTTGATAAGTGGGGGTGGTATGCTACGATTGATGAAATGGCAAAGGGTAAAATTTGGAGATACGATTTTATTTTAAATTTAGACGTACACGAATTTCACACAAACTTAGCACACAGCATAGATAAGAAAAAATTAAAATACGAAATCCAAAAAGGTTTAAATTCAAACGTAACACAATTATAAAATGAATCATTATAGCGAGCTATTATATTATATTAAATCTTTAGTAGAACAAGATAGTTATATCAATACAATTACTAAAGGCGAAATTGATTTAAACAAAGAGAACATTTTCCCTCTGTTTAATATTTCTATTTTAAGTGGTTCGTTTACAAATGGTCAAACGATTAATTTTAACGTTGAGTTATCGTGTTTGGATATTAGAGATATAAACAAAGAAATAGTAAACGATAAGTTTTGGGAACAAGATAACGAAGTTGACAATCACAATGAAACTTTAGCGTGTTTAAATCGTGTTTGGTTAAAAATGTATCGAGATTTTGAACAAAGAAATATCACAGCAAGTGAAAACCCAAGTTTAGAAATTGGAACTTTAGAGGGTAAAAACTTACTTGATGGTTGGGTGCTTACTTTTGATGTAGAAATGCCAAACACTACAATAAGTTTATGTGATGGAAACTAAATTATATTTAGATAAGTTCGGTAAGTATGTAGTACAGCAATCGAAAACTAATCTAACTAAAAAGGATAAAAAAGATAAAGGCGATTTATACGATTCAATAGGTTATGATTTACAAGTAAGTAAAAATAGTTTTAGTCTATCTTTTAAAATGACTGATTATGGTCAGTTTGTTGACAAAGGGGTTAAGGGTAAAACAAGTAGCAACCGAGCGCCTAATAGTCCGTTTAGATTTGGAACTGGCAGCGGTAAAAAAGGCGGTTTAACAAATGGTATTGATGGGTGGGTAAAACGTAAACGAATACAATTCAAAGATAAAAAAAGTGGTAAGTTTATGAGTTATGATAGTACGGCTTATTTGATTCGTAATTCGATTTATAACAAAGGATTAAAAACTACTAACTTCTTTACAAGACCATTTGAATTAGCTTTTGAAAAGTTACCCGATGAGTTAGTTGAAGCATTTGCTTTAGATATGGAAAATTTATTAAATTATACAACAAAATGATAAAAAGTTTATCACCTTATTACCTTTCAATACCTTTTGTAAGTCCTTTAACAAGTCTTACTTGTACAGCTTATACATTAAGGCTGTATGTTTGGAATGGTGCAAAAGGAAGTCCACCAGCTACACCAAGTTACGAGATTACAAAAACAAATCCGACAGCATCTGCAGGAAACGACACAATAAACATTGCAAGGTTAGTAAATGACTTTGTAGATTTTATTTCTGTAAGCGGAACAACAACTGAATTAGTAGACGGACAGAATCAAGTTTGGGTAAAATGGGACACGTTTTACGAAACAACAAACCCTTTAGATGCTACTACACCAAGCAATATTAACACGCAATTAATGTTACAAGGTTACGGCTACGGAATAGAGGGACAAAACCCACAACCACCAAGTAATAAAATATTAATTCCTTTAATAGATTACAAAGTTAATCGCAATGGATTTTTTAACGTTCCAATTTTAATAGATGAAACTGAAGTAGTATTGGGTACTTTATCTATTACAGATATTGATTATATAAGTGCAGACGATTATACAGTAACTTTTACGCAAAGTGGTAATTTAGATACTATTTATTATAGATATAAATTAGATGGTGACGTAAGTTGGAATTTAGGTTTTGAAACAACAAGTACAAGTCCATTTGATATTACTTTACCAACAGTTGCGGGAACTTATAACGTTCAATTATTTGCGTATGATAATGATAATGCAGTAGATATTTATTCAAACATTTTTAACGTAGTAGTATGATAACTATAATCTCTTATCCTGATAATCAGATAAACGAAAGTATTGCCGAGTTTACAACTTTAGATAGTGGCGAAATGGTGCAAAATATTTGGATTGATGTAACACCAGCCACAACTGATGAGTATATTGAGGTAACTTATAATGGCGAAACGATAACTTTATTGATTACAGATGAATGTAGATATACTCCAATAGATATTGCGTTTCAAAATAAAGAGGGTGCTTTGTGTATTTTACCATTTTTTAAGGCTAAAAGCGAAAGTTTAAGCGTAACACGTGAGGAGTTTCAGACTGATAGAGGGCAAGCAAGTAACGGAAACCACCAATACGTAAACTTTAATATACAAGGGCGTACAAAATTAAAGGTAAATAGTGGTTTTGTTAAGGAAGAAATGAACGAAATATTTAAACAATTACTTTTATCGGAGCGAGTTTGGCAATTTGATGGTACAAATTATATCCCTTTAAACATATCAAGCACTTCTTTAGAGTATAAGACACGCCAAAAAGACAGATTAATAAACTACGAAATAGAATTTGACTATTCATTTAACGAAATAAACAACCAATGATATTAGCAATTTACATTGAGAATGAGAAAATAGATTTATTTAAAGATGAAAATATTTCTATTAATAGTTCCGTTGCTAAAATTGAAGATATTACAAAGAATAGTACAGAGTATTCCAATAGTTTTACAGTCCCAGCAACGCACAGAAACAATCGTATTTTTAAACATTACTACGATGCGAATATAGATAATACATTTGATGCAAGAACGTCTAAAAACGCACGCCTTGAGTTAGATGGTTTTCCATTTAAAACTGGTAAGATATTTCTTGAAAAGGTATCTGTTAAGAATGGTGTTCCTCGTGCTTATTCAATTCAATTTACAGGAAATCTTTTTAGTTTAAAAGACACGTTTAAAAACGATGAGTTAAGCGTTTTAGATTTATCGGCATATAATCACGAATACAATTCTGATAACGTAAAAGAGGGTTTAACAGATGGTTTATTTAGCGGTGATGTTGTTTACCCTTTAATGGCAAAGAAACAATACTACTATAATTCAAACGCAACCGATGATACTTATACGCCAACGTTAAGTAATTTGCATTACGAAGTAGGAAATACAAATGGTATAACTTGGAATGAATTAAGACCAAGTATAAAACTTTTACCAATTATAGAAGCTATTGAAAGTAAATATAATATTTCTTTTAGTAGGGATTTTTTCGGGCGTGAAGAAGTTTCAAATATTTTCCTTTGGGTAAACAATTCGATTACAGCAAGTGGTAACCAAACAGAGCAGTTAATAAATTGGGATAGTGGTAATGGTGGAGATTTTGGCTTATCGAATACGACAGATATATGGAACGGAAACACAAACGATAATGGTATTGCAGGAGGGTTTTATTACCAATATAAAATAGAAGTAACGCCATCAGTAGGGTTTGAAAGTAAAACTTATGAGATTGTAGTTAAAAATTTTGATTCCGATATTGCCAGAATAGAATTTACAGGAACTGGAGAAACTGAATTTTTAACAATAAGAACCAATACTTTAATTGACTTTCAGTATTCTTTTTATGTTTCTTGTTCCGAGAGTTTTGAATATTCAGCAAACATACTATTAAGAAAAAAGACGCAGGTTACAGGTGGGAGTTATTCTACATTTGATAGGCAAAGTTTTGCTTCATCAAATTTATTAATAGATACGTTTGATGTTTCAGCAAATTTACCAAATATTAAAATTTTAGATTTCTTAACAGGGTTGTTTAAAATGTTTAAGCTTGTTGTAATTGCAGACGATAGAAGCAACGTTTATGTAAACACTTTAAAAGACTATTACGCACAAGGTAGTTTGATTAACGTTACTAAATGGATAGATGCGGAAAATGTAGAGGTTGAAAAAGGCAAGATTTTAAATAATATTCAATACGCTTTTCAAGAACCTACGACTTTGTTAAACCAACAATTTGAAAAGAATACGGGGCAAGGTTATGGTGATGAAGATTTACAATTAGAAGATGCAGAGGGAAATCCTTTAGTGGGTGATTCGTTAGACTATACTTTACCATTTGAACAAATAGTGTACGAAAGGCTAAACGATATTAATAACGGCACACAAACTAATATACAATACGGACTTATTACAGATGAAAACATTTCTCCTGCAAATCCTAAACCACACTTACACTATGTAAATAAAACTGAAATAGGAAGTAGTACAGTTGCTTTTATTAACG